ATGATACAGATTGATACCGAACATCCCGAATATCGCAGGATGGCGCCCACGTGGGCCATGTACCGAGACCTCTACACCGGGGGACAGCAGTTCAAGCATCGCGCCAACAACTACCTGATACGGAGACAAAAGGAGCCGCTCGAAGTTTATTCGGAGCGGCTGGGACGAGCGTTTTACGAAAACTACATAGGGTCGATTGTGGACTGGTATGGCTCTACCCTGTTTCACCGGGAGGCGAGCTTGCAATACGACGGCGGCATGGAATCCGGCAGGAAGTTTTTATCGGAGATGCAAGACAATTGCGATCGCCGTGGAACCACGCTATCCGCCTTTTTTCAAGAGGCATTTAGAAACTCGCTGGTTGTGGGTAGGAGTGTGATTCTGGTTGATTTTCCGCGCGCCTCAAAGGCGCCCACAAACAGGGCTGAGGAGGAGGAAATTGGTCTGTCGCGCGCTTTCCTGCTGTCCTTTCAGGCGGAACATCTCATCAACTGGCGCAAGGACGATATCGGTGAATATGAATGGGCGGTATTGCGAATTCGGGTCGATACGCAACCAGACGTAGCGTCCACGCAACGCCTAACGGAGACGATTTGGCGTTACTATGACCGGACTTCTTATCGAATCTACCGGCGGACTGAGGGTGGGTCTCAGCCCGGAGTGATTGAACTGGTGGGTGAAGGGCTTCATGCGCTGGCGAATCAAAATCGAGTCCCCATCTTCGAGTTAGAGGCCAAGGATACCTCGTGGCTGATGAACAAGGCGGCGCAGTTGCAGTTGGAGCACTTCAACAAGTCAAACGCGCTCGGCTGGGCCATTACTATGGGGCTCTTTGCCATGCCGGTGATCTATTCGGAGCGTGAGTGGAATCAGATTGTGGGCGAAAGCTATTACATTCAACTTGCGCCGGGAGATCGGTTTGGTTGGGCAGAACCTGATGGGAAGGTCCACCAGATCGCCGCCGATCATCTGGACACGTTGAGGGAAGAGATCTACCGGGTCTGTTATCTGTCGCAAGCTTCAGGCGAGGATGCCGGCGGACGAGTACAATCTGCGGTCAGCAAGCAGCTTGACTCTCAAATGACTCAGGAAATGTTGCGCGCCTACGGGGTCTCAGTCAAGAGCGTAATGCGGAAAGTGTTGGAGGCCATCGTTACGGCGCGGCAGGACGATATCCGGGTGCTCATTACCGGGCTTGACGAGGTAGACATTAGCAATTTTGCGAGCGAACTCGAGCAAGCTACGAATCTACTGGCGCTCGGAATTCCGTCGGAGACGTTCAAGAAGCAGGTGTTCGAGCGTCTTGCCCTCAAGTATTTGAGCGACGTGAGGCAGGAGACCAAGGATCAGATTGTGAAAGAGATCGAGTCGCAAATCAAGAGTCAAATGGAGATGAATTAAGTGTCAGAACAACGAAACATGGAAACCGTGGAAGAGCCACAAGCTGATATCAGGGATGTGGTGCGGCAAACGATTCAGGAGTTTGTTAATGCCGAGCAGAAAAAAGCCGAACCTGCCTACAAGACCGAATTGCAGGAAGAACGCCGGCGGCGCGAGAGCCTGGAAACCCGGTTGAATCAACTGGTGGAAGAGAATCGAAAAGCTCGCGCGATGGCCGATGAGGCCGACCGCAATTCTCAGATCCGTAGCGAACTGCAGCGGCTGGGTGTCGCCAAGGTTGAATTGGCGTTCCGGGCGGTGAAAGACGATATTGTGCGCGCTGAAGATGGTCGCTTGCAGCCGCGGGGCGCGGAGGGGAAGACGCTACAGGATTATTTGACGAACTTCGTTCAAGAGAATCCAGAGCTTTTGCCCGCCAGAATTCCCGGTGGCAGCGGCGCGCAAAATCCCGCGCGGGGTGTTCAACAAGGAATGTCTGGCGGCGTTGAGATAGAAAAGATCAAACCGGGAATGAACAAGGATGACAGCGACCGGGTGCGCCAGGAAATTGCGAAGCTTGCTTCGCAAATGTTACGCGGGATGTGATCTTTCCGCACAAAGGCCGTGAGCGGCGATTCAACAAGTCGCCGCAAGCGTGCCTAGTTTGAGTAAATGGCGCATCGCGCCTTAAGAAGGATTAAAAGATTTATGGCTATTATTACGTCCGCCAATTTGGCGAATGCGATTGTGAAGCTGGTGGCGGCTGATGCACTACCGGCTTTGATGGGGAACATGGTGATGGGTAACCTTGTGAACCGCGACTACGAGCCCGTGCTGGCAAATACCGGCGACACGGTGAACGTACCGATTCCACCCGTTCTGGTGGCGAACAACATTGCGGAAGGCGGTACTGTTAGTCCGCAGAACCCCAGCCTGGGCAACGCTCAGATTGTGCTCAACACTCACGCCGAGGCGACGTTCCAGATTCCAGATGTCACTAAAGCTCTGGCGTTCCCGGAATTGATGCGCGCCTACATGCAACCTGCGGTGGTCGCCATCGCCTCGAAAGTGGAGAGTGATCTGCTCAACTTGTACAGCCAATTTACCGCTATCCCGGCTTTAGGGACCGCAGGCACACCAGTGACCGAGGCAGTGATTGATTCCGCCGAAACGGCCCTTTTCACTGCGAAAGTGCCGCCGGGCATGCCGAAGTATCTGGTGGTGGACTCGAGTACTTATTCCGCCATTCGCCAGATTCCGCGCTTCAGTGAGTATTACACAGCCGGCGAAGCGGGGCTAAAGGCGTTGGTGGAAGGAAACGTCGGCAAGATGAAAGACTTTTTCATCTTCCGTTCGCAGTTTGTGCCGGTTACAGGATCGCCGGCATCCACCATCCACAACCTCGCGTTTACTAAAGACGCGATCGGTTTGGTGGTACGCCGTCTTCCTCAACCTCTGCCGGGTACCGGCGCCGTTGCTGAATATGCGGAACTGGGGAACTTTGGTCTTCGAATCGTGATGAGCTACCAGCCGAATACGCTGGCTCAGCAATTCACGGTTGACGTGCTCTACGGTTGTGGCGTACTACGCAACAATTTCGCGGTACAGATCAACGCTTAACCAGCAATCCTTTAGTTGAAGTCAGTAGCAAGGGGCCGTCGAAAGGCGGCTCCTTTCTTTTTTCCAGGAGAAACAGATGGACTTGAAACAGTATTTCAAAAAAATTAACGATACCGAAGAGACGATCGAAGAGCACTATCCATTAATCGTAAGTCTTGAGACCACAGATGGCGGAAAAGCCGGCGCGGTGGTGGAAGTGTCTCGCCGTGAAGCGGCAAAAGCGCTTGTGGAGAATCGGGCTGTGCTCGCGAATGAGCAGCAAAAAAAAGCATATTTCGAGCGCGAAGCGGCGCGCAGAAAAATGGCGGAGACGGCTGACTTATCACGCCGCCTTCAGATTGCCATCATTTCGGATTCGGATGTGCGCAACGCCATCGCTACGGAGAAGGTGGAGGAGCCGAAGGGCTCGCGGTAAACGCTCATGGCGCTATTCACTGACATTGAAATGATAGTCGCGCAGGATTTGCTGCCATACGAATCTTCGCTGCTTCAGGTGGCGTCGGCCCATTCCATTAACGTGGACCAAAAAATAGCGTTGGCGAAGCGTGACGTTGGCGAAAATCTCATGCTTTTCTTGCAAGATGCCGGCGTCTCCGATCCACAGTGGCTCAGCCGTTTGGTCATCGGACTGTCGACTGTGGTTGTTACGCCCCCGCTCAAGCGGTGGCTCTGTCTGGAGGCGTTGACGAAATTCTTCGCTGAGGCTCATAACATTCAGTTGAACACGCGCTTCAATGCGAAATGGCAGGAGTATCAGCAGGATACGAAATTCGCTGCGGATCAGGCTTTGCACGCGGGTCTGGGGATTGTATATAGTCCGCTTCCGAAGCCTCAGTTGCCGGAGATTTCATTGCAAGCGGGAGTTGCTCCACAAGAGCCGCTCTACGTGCAAGTGACGTGGCTTAATTCGCAAGGCGTGGAAAGTGCGCCGAGTCCGGTGAACGGCTTAGTGGTCAACGCACAAAGCAGTATTTCCGTACAAATGACCGAAGGGGCATTAAAATCGCCCCCTGCCGCATTCGGCTGGAACGTATATCTAGGTTCCAACGAAGATAGCATCACGCTGCAAAACGGCAATCCATTGAGTATAGGATCCACCTGGAGTCTGCCGGCTTCAGGAATTGTGAACGGTTCAAAAAGTGGTGACGGCCAAAAGCCGGATTTCATCATTCCGATTTCCCGGCAAATCAGACGAGGTTAAATTATGCTCCCTTTGACGCTGCTTGCTACCAATAAACTGCTCAACCTGCTTACGGTGAACAACGCCTTGTCACAGGCAATTAGTTCTAATGCGGCGGCATCCGGAGTAAACGTGCCGGCGTTGGGTACGAGTCAGATTATAAGTTCGTATGTAACTCCCGACATGGGAGACCTGAACCTGCAACTGTCCTATCCGCGAGTCTGCCTTTATACCAGCCAGGTCGCGAACACTCAGCGGGAGAAATTCCGTGCCTTTTCCGGAGTCGCTAGCGTGGTGGCCGATGTTTGGTCGAGTGACAGTTTAGAACAACCGGCGGAGACGGCCCTGCATTTCTTTGTCGAAGGCATTGCCGATATTTTGCAGGGCAATCTTGGCGACTGGGGTGATGGGTTTCGCTTCTCGGGAGTTTATGGAATACACTTGCAGCCTCCCAAAGTGGGAGGCCTCGGATTTGTTCAATTGGCGCGAGTGACATGCAACTTGAATGTCACTTACTAAAGAGGAATCACTATGACCAGCTATATTTTATCTGACGCAAATCGCTTCTACGTAGCAACGGAAACTGCGTATGGTATTCCCGCGCCCGTTGCGGCCTCGAACAGATTCCCCGCTTTTAGCTTCGACTGTCATCAAAGCCTCGAAGCCACCAAAAGACGAGATAAAACGGGCAGCCGTACTTATCTTGGCAGTATCGCAAGCGCCACTCGAATTAGCAGCTTTGTTGTTAGCAGCCAGCTCACTTCTTGGGATGAAAGCAGCCAGCCAGGTTATGGTCCTTTGGTGCGGGCCGCAATGGGAGCCACTCCCGAGTTTATTCAAGGCTTGGTTGTCGCCGCCGTGAGCGGCGGTCAGATTCAAACACAAGCGCCTAACGGTTTAACCATCGGTTCCGCGGTTTCGAATGGCGCCGAGATTCGTTTCGTGTCGACTGTGGAAAATTCCATAACATTCAACGTGAATGTTCCATTTGCGGCGGACCCGGGCGTGGGCAGCACACTTGCCACAACCATCGGATACAGGCTCGCTACACAGTTGCCAAGCGTTTCCCTCTATGACTACTGGGATCCGGCAAATGCCGTTAGCCGGCTGGTAACGGGAGCTGCCGTCGATAAGTTCCAAATCAACGTGAAGGGCGATGCTCACGAGCTTACTTTCAGTGGGCCCGCAGCGGACGTTCTTGATTCCACCAGCTCCGCATTCGGCGTGTCAGGTCTTTCGATGTTTCCGGCGGAGCCTGCGCAACAAACATTTGAATACTCCATTGTGGACGGACATCTGGGGCAAGTTTGGCTCGGTTCTCCTATGAATCAAGTGTTCGCGTTGACTGAGGCATCCATTGAAATAAACAACAACGTGCTCCTCAGAAGCCAGGAGTTCGGATCTGCCTATCCAATGGCAATTGTTCCCGGCACGCGGGAGGTGGTGGCGAGTTTTACGCTTTTTGCCCAACCTGATGCTGCCACACAAAGCCTTTACGCAGCCGCGAAGTCAAAGGCTCCCATCTCTGCTCTTCTGCAGTTGGGACAGCAAAAGGGCCAAATGATGGCGATCCATTTGCCAAGCGTGGTTGCGGAGTTGCCGCTTTTTAATGATTCGGAACCCTATCTATTGTGGGAGTTCAAAAACAGCATGGGGCAGGGGGTGTCAAATGATGAAGCTTATCTCGCTTTTGCATAAAGCGCAGGATTCGCCGAGTGTGGTGTGGCACTCAAGCCAAGCCATGCAAGGCGTTCGGTTTGCAATTCGGCGGGTCTCGTTGCAGCAACGAATCGAGTTGAACCGCAAACTCCGGGAACTCACGCTTGAGTACGAGTTTCTGAGAACCGGAGATGCAACAAGCCAGTTGGAAGCGGCGTTGTCCGACCTGCTGGTAGCAAAGCTGTATATCGAATGGGGTCTTGTCGCCATTGAGGGCCTGTCAATTGATGGCAAGAAAGCGACTGCGGCCTCTATCATTGCCCACGGCCCAGAAGTTCTGACCGAAGAGATCGTGGAAAAAATTCAGGCGGAGAGCACTCTGACGGAAGACGAAAGAAAAAACTCCTAATCGCATTCCATTTCCAGTTTTCGGACCAAGCCGCGTGGAAATGCGATCGCTGTGTAACTAGCGGATTGGTCAAAGCGCGCCGCTGCGCTTGGCGAAAAGAGCAGGAAGAAATGCCGTTGCGGCCCGTGTTTGTGCGTGGGAAGACGGTGGCATTTCGTTGTCCGAAGTCGTTGATTACGGCGCTCAGCCTGACGTTGATTGAGCAGTTTCTCTATTGGAAGCGCTTTGGCGGAGATCTATGGTCGTGGGACGCAAAGACGGCCGACGCGATTTTGGCCTTGGAAGAAGAGAGTTTGAAGGAGATCAAGAATGAGCAAAAGTAATTACAAATTGCCGGCGCTGCCCGGCCTCCCGCCAGTGCCTTCGAGCGTCGCGAAAACGACACCTCCGCGCACCGCGAGTCTCACCAAGACCAGCGGATTTAACCAAAGCACTGGGCAGCCAATCAGTTTCGGCAGGGCTTCGCGGGCGGCAACCAGAAATTCGTCATCGCCAAGCCAGGCCTCCAAATTTCTTTCGGGTAGCAGTTCCAGCGGTCTGGGCGGTACGGTCAGCCAGGCCCTCGGGTTTGGCGGCGGAATCGGATCGTTAATTTCGGGGCTCGCCAGTCTCTTCGGAGGCGGAAAAACCGCGCCTCCCCCTTTACTGGCGTATCAACTCCCAACCTCCCTGTCGCAAACGATAACCATCGGCAGCGCCGTATCCACCCCGGGCGTCTACGGCGGCCCTCCGGCGGCATCGCCATTTGAAAATCACAGCGGGCAAATTGTCCAGTCGGTCAAGCAGGCATTGCTCAATTCGAGCTCGCTGAACGACGTGATCGCGGAGCTATAAGAACATGCAATTTCCAACACTGAGTTCAGGAGCCGTGACTCAATACGGATCTCCCATGGGTTTTGTCTGGCCGGCGCAGGTCATCCGCTTCGTCGATGGTACAGATCAGCGCTTCCTCGCTTGCGGTGGCGCGTTCCGTCGCTGGTTAATTAACCTGCGTTTGCTAAACGAATCCGAGGTTGCCTCAATCGAGGCATTCTTCAGCGCGCTGGGAGGAGAGTATTCCACTTTCAGCTTTCCCGATCCAATTAGTGGCGTCGGCGTTCCGAACTGCCGTATCGGTGCGCCTGAATTGATCAGTGAATACCAGGATGTCGATATTGCGGCAACTTCTCTTTGGGTGGTCGAAACCAATGGCTAATCTCCTTTTTCCACAGCTAAGCAGCGGCGCGATGGCGCAATATCCGATTCGCAAACAAGCCACCATCCGCACAATCAAGAATCTAATGGCCGATGGCAGCATGCTTGTCGCGGCAGATCCAGGAGCCGGTCGATTGCTCTGGACTCTCAACTACGTCAGTCTTCCGTTAAACGATATGCAGGCGATTCAAAGTCATTTCGAGTCTTGCGGAGGGCCTTTTAGAGCTTTCACTTTTCTCGACCCAACGGATAACCTCCTGACTTATAGTGCTGATTTGACCCAACCAATTTGGGGATCTCCCGCTGGCGTAACGGTTCAACCAGGAGTGCCAGACCCAAATGGTGGGACGGCGGCTTTCCTTGTTACCAATGGCAGCGCCGTCACTCAACAGCTCTCACAGACGCTGGCGGCCCCAGTGAGCTTTCAATATTGCTTTTCTCTCTATGTGTCGGCAGCCAGCGTTGGAACAATCGATCTCACAATGAGGGGTGGCGGCGTCGAGCAAATGACTGCATGCCCAGTCGGGCAAAGTTGGTCGCGAGTCTCCTTAAGCGGTGCTCTTCAAGATAGCGGCATAGGCTTAACCGTAGGAATTGATCTGTCGCCAGGGCAAAGTCTTTCACTGTTCGGTCCTCAGCTCGAACCGCAGATTGCTCCCTCGCGTTTTCGGCCAACCTATTCGAACGCAGGGCTCTATCTAAATGCACACTGGGCCGTGCCAGAGCTCATTTTTACTGCCGTAGGCCCCAATCTGTTTTCTAGCTCTTTCAGTATCGAAACGAGCGTCTGGAATTAACGAATGTCAACCATTAATCAGATCAAACAATTAGCTGAAGCCGACACGCCGCTGTTGTTCTTTCAGTGCGTACTTCCCTCTGGCGATGTCCAGTACTGGAGCACCTACGCCATTCCCTTTGCAGGTAACAACTATGCTGCCCGAGTGCTAAAGCATAATCTCTTTGATTTGCAACTATGCGCGGACGACGCCATGGATGGACTCACACGGCTATCGCTCACTCTCGCCAATGCGGATTCCGAACTTTCGCAGCTTAACACCGCCATCGGTTTCAAAGGCTCGCAATTAACTGCCTATTTTGCATTTGTCGATTTGCCTGGTCAGACCGTGACTTCAGAGAGCACCGTGCTCTTTCAGGGAGCCGCGGGAGATCCCGACCAAATCGGTGAAGATTTTCTCACGCTCAGCTTCACGAACAAACTGAGTCTCCAGCGCATTCCGGTTCCAGACGCGCGCGTGCAGCGTTCGTGTCCGTGGACCTTCCCTACGAACCTGGCTCAACGGCAGGAGGCTCTGAACGGAGGTGGCCCTGGGAAATTCTCACGCTACTATCGATGCGGCTATTCGGCCGATATCGCCGGAGGAATCGGCAATCTAAATGGTGGTCAAGCTTTTACATCCTGTGACTACTCTCGTGGACAGTGCGTGCAACGCGGCATGTTCAGCGCCGACGCGAATAACAGTCCCACTGCTCGTTTCGGCGGCTTAGAATTCGTACCGGCGGCCATTTTAGTGCGGGGAGCTACTGATAAGACCTCCCAACTTTCGGGCATTGTCGATAACACCGCCAAATACAACGACGCCATTCCCATTGTTTACGGAACGGGATGGATCAAATCGCCTGTGGTCTTTTCCCGAAACGACGGAAATCTGACTCACATGGAAACTCTGCTGGGATTAGGTCCTATCGCCAGCGTTCTGAAAGTGGTCGTGAATGACATTGAGATCCCGCTGGCCACGCCAGGCCAGGATATGACCACCACGGGATGGTATGCAATCGTTTCTTCGGGCAGCCGTCAGGGAGCCTTCAATCTGGATTTTGTGGATTCATCCGGCAATCCTTTAGGAGATCCTCACGGCAGCATCGCTTCGCTCTCAGTCGTAGTGCCCAATCGGATCAGTACTGGTCAATCGTCTCCCAACGTTCAAGTTCTGATGCAGGGAATCCAAGTAGATACCTTCGGTCTCGATGGAAGCGCCCAAGGCGCCGTATTTTCGAATAATCCCGCTTGGGTCATCCTGGACATTTTGCGGCGCTGCGGCTGGAGTCTCACAGATCTAAATCTCCCGGCATTTGCGAACTCCGCGGCATTTTGCGCCACGTTCATCAGCGTGACTGACTTGAATGGCAACCAATTGCAAGCGCCGCGTTATAGCTGCAATCTGGTTTTAACCAAGCGTCAGAGCGCGGCAGTTGTGGTTCGCGGTATCAGAGTTGCTTCCAGTCTTATGATTCGCTATGGAGTTTCCGGCTTGCTGGAATTATTGCCGGAAACCACGATTGCCGGCCAGCAGAGCACTCTCCCGGATGGAAGCAATAGTGTGGAGATTCTCAATGGCGGCTGGCCGGTTTACGAATTCAGCGATGCGTCCGGACCCTTCTCCGGCATCGCCAGAGATCCGAAGGAAAGGTCCACCGTGGTCCTTACCTCTAATTCTGTGGCGGAGACTTCAAATTGTCTCGGCGTTGAGTTTCAAGATGAATTCAACGAATACCAACAGGATAGTCTCTCTACTGTCAATTCCGAAGACGTCGCTCTCATCGGTTATGAGATTACGAGCCAGTCCACAGCCATGGGGATCACGAATTATAGCCAAGCCACGCGAGTCTTGCTCCGCCAGCTTGATAAATCCACAGACGGCAATCTTTTTATCAATTTCGTGACAAGCTTTCGGGCTTTGAAGGTTAGACCTGGGGACGTTATTGCAGTGACTTATGCGAAAGAGGGTTTTCTGCGAACTCCTTTCCGCGTTGTCAAGATGTCGCCGGCCATGAATTTCGAATTCGTCAGCATTCAAGCTCAAATTCACGACGACGATTGGTATAGCGATAGCGTTACCACGCTTCTCGCAGCCGGCCGTCAACCCGCGAGCCAGATGCAAATTCCTAGGCCACTCATCGGACTCGTTCCTGTCACTGACACGAATGGGCAGATCGATAGCTTTAGTTTTGAGGTTACTGATAACCCCATAGCTCACACTGACGGCTCAACCACTGACACTATCTCAGTCGGGTTTTCCATTCCATCAGCTCCTTCGCTAGCAGCTTTGAACATTCCGTTGCTAAGCTTGTCGCCCACTTATTCAACGGTCGGAGGCACGCTCGAGGCAGGCAAGACTTATTACTACGCTGTGAGCGTAGTAGATTCGACGGGGAACGAGGGGCCTCTATCATTCACAGCAGCGGTCACATTGCCAGTCGGCCTCAACACTTATTCCACGACCATTAACCAGCTCAGCTTCGCATCAAACGCTGCCAGTTTTAATGTCTATCGTGGCTTCAATCCACAGGCTCTCTACCGGATCTCTTCGAACGTGCCGCTAGCGAAGAGCTTCCCCGATACCGGCTTTCCTATTCAGCCCATCGGGCCACCGGATGCGAGTTTCGATCATGCCAATTTTTATTACCGCTTTGAGTATGGCGGACCGTATCAAACCACCGCTGCCACGGCATCTACTATTAGCTGCGCGGATATGGGAGCCACCGCCGGCGCCTACGCTACCTTCTCGGTGCGTATTGTAGGAGGTACGGGCGCGGGTCAGGAGAGATCCATCTCCTCCAATACCCAAACGACGCTAACCGTCAGCTCTCAGTGGTCGGCAATGCCTGATTTGACCAGTATCGTCGTCATCGTTGAATCCTCTTGGATCTTCGCTGCGGTCTCGAATACCAGCCCCGTTCAATTTGAGATTCCATATTCTCAAGGCGAAGTGATTGAGATCTCCGGTCGCAGTGCCAACGTGGCAAATCAGGAAGCTAGTGTAGATATTTGTCCCATCACAAGCTTCGCCTTGGGAGGTGGGAACACGGAGTATGGAGTGGCCGATCCGCCTGCTTTCTCCCTCATTGCGCCAGGCGGCGGCAATCTAACCCTCTACGCTATCGGCTTTGCTGACCCCAATAAAGCGACGTCAGTGACGAGCGGCACACTGCAACTCTTCAGTTGGAACGAGCTCAATACCCCGAGCCCGTACGCGCTCGCAGCAGCCGTTGACGCTTCCGCGTCTAGTATCCAGCTCAATCGAGCGCTGACACTAACCCCTGGCCAGGCGCTTCAAATCGGGTCTGAGATCGTAACGAGTTTTACTGGCAACACGCCGAATGGAGCCTATAACGTGGGGCGCGGCGCACTTGGCTCGACTCCTGCTGCTCACTCCGCCGGCGACTCTGTTCTCATACTCGACAGCACCTCGATCGTCGTGCCGTTCGCCCAAGGTTTCTTCCAAAACAGCGCTTCCGCCAACTATATACACACCTTTTCACTCCCCGATGTACGTGTGGCCGCGGCGGAATTTTTCGTCACAAACGCTTTTGGGCAGGGCCAAACATCGCAACAATCCTACGGCGCCGTCCCTCCGGACGACAGCAATCTGCGGACGCTCTCGGGCGGTCAATTCTCGCTGCAAGTAAACGGCTATCTTGCCACTCAGCAAAATGCCGCTCCGCCCCTTATCATTGAGGCGAGTCATGCCGTTCGCGACATCCGGGCAACCGTTAACCAGACCGCAATAGGTTATGACATTTCGCTGCAAGTCCTTCAAAATGGCGTGGCATATGGAAGTGCCCTCGTTATCCCATCGGGAATAACTACTTCCAGTTCCATCGTTATGGGTGCCGAACTGCCTCCGCTTCTTGTGGGAGACATCTTAACCATCAATGTGACGCTAAACGTCGATGCGGCTAGCGCCGCGCCGAACGGTCCCAGCCCTGGTCGAGATCTCACGGTAACAATAAGGCTCTAAAACTATGTCTGAACAAATTACTAAACTAGCTCCCAATCGGGATTTGCAGGCATATTTTCTGACGCCGTCAGCAATTGCCGCCATGAGTTCAGCCACCACCACCGGTTACGTTCTTTCCGGTAAGTGGCGCCAGCAGTTTGACTGGGCAGTGGTTGAGTGGAACCGGGATAACGTCTTTGAACATCCCTCTTTGCGCTATCTGCCTGACGGAGATCTAAGTGGTCTCACGCTCACCTATCAGGAAGAACGTGTCGGTTGCATTCCATTCGAATCGAGTCTCTATCCAATCGTCGATTGGCGCCGTGTGCGTTTGTGGGTACCCAATTCCGATGGCGCCGAAACCGTCTATTACGTCACGCTCGCAGATAAAGCGGTGCCAGTCGCTGGTTCCGTGCAGCCCGCCTCAGCCACCATGACACTGATCGCTTCTCCTGGGACGAACCGCGTGGGTTTGGCGCTCTCAGAGGAGCACTATTATTTTCAAGGTACCGGTAGTGAAACTCTGTCAGATGTGGCTGCCGGTATCGCCTCAGCTATCAACAACGGAAGCACCCGTTTTACAGCCAGTTCTTCGGGCCCCTCGGTAACCGTCTATGGCAATGGTCCAAACGCAGAACTAGCCATTACTGGTAGCAACGCGAATCTCCTGTCAATGTATGGCTTCTCCGAAAATGCGGTAGCGGTTTGGCAAGAACCGGGCGCCGTTTTCTCGGGCGGAGCTTTCCCTGCCGTTTACCAGGTAACTCTCAATTTCGGGAACCTCATGGGTACTACCGATGCCGATCCTGCTCTGCAACTCATCCCTACTACCAAGGTTAGAAAAATGCGCTGGACCTGGGCGGCAGATCTGCAAGACAATTCGTTTACTCAAACCGAATTTCACGTGACTGTTTCCAACTGGTCCGTCACCGGTGCGAATCAGCTTTACAGTTTCGCCGGCCCCGGTAGTCGCAGAATTGAAGACTCTGGTGCCGGCGTCGTCTACACCGGTTCTTGGCAGCTCCAAACCGGGAACTACTCAGGCAGCAAAATTCACTTCACCGGTAACCCCGGTGATAACTGCTCCATCACATACAGCGAAACCAGCTCTCATCAGCTCTATCTCGGCCTCCGCCGAACGAGTGGCGCGCCACCCATCACAATTCTTGTCGATAACGGGCCGGCCATCCAGACCGTGCTTACATTGGCTGGCGAGGACGTCCTCATCCGTTATCCCTTGGGCACTTTCGCCGCTGGATCTCACACAGTGACAATCACTCACAGTGGGAACAATACCCAAGTGCTCTATTTTGATTTTTTGGAAATCGCTTATCCCAGCAATAACCTCCCAGATTTCGCGCCAAACGCCGAATTGGCATTAGCCACTGACTGGGATACTTATCACTCTCAGTCTCTACCCGCCGAACGAACCGCCTGGCTCATCAATAAACTTGGATTTACCGGCTGCGTGAACCACTATGTGGGTGCTCTCTGGTTCTATGAACTCGTTCGTACCGGCACTCAGTACGCCTCTCTTACTGTGGAAATGCAGTTACAGGGGCCTCTCGCCAATAATGCCCTCATCACATTTATCTTGGCGTCCGATCAAACCTCGCTTGCAAACGGACCGTATACGGAGATCAGTCATCTTGTCCTGCTAGACGACACTAATTCCACCATCGCGCAAGCCTTCGCTGGACTCATCAACGCAGGAACGAACTTGGTTTGGGCAAGCGCCAGCGGCAATCAGTTGACTCTCACCGCTCGCTCGATGGGAACGTCCGGTAACAATGTTGGCTTTAAGCTCTTCTCCGCCAATACCGGGTTTACGGCCACTCAATCTTCCACTGCTCTCAACGGAGGCGTCGACGGCACGCCATATGACTTAGACCCTACCACCACCTTGAACAGCACCCTCATGGCCGCCGCTGATTTCTGGCAAACGGATTTGACGCTGCCACAACTCAACCGCGCCGCACGCGACTGGCATGCGGCGTATTTTGCCGCCATTCAGGGTTACAGCATGGACGTTGTTGCTTCCTTCAGTACTGAGATCCTGAACGCCGATCCTTCACTGGCAGCCGGTCTGGCGCAACGCTACTACGACGGCACCCCCGTCGTTCTCAATACGCCGTCCATTCAAACTAATTTTTCGCCCAAGTCGCTCGCTTACTGGCAACAGGTTTATCTCAATATCGCGGCGCTGCAAAGCGCTGCCGGCCTCGTCCCCTATCTGCAATCTGGCGAAGTGCAGTGGTGGTACTTCCCCAGCACCGGCGTCAGCATGCCTTTCTACGACGCGTACACTCAGCAGCAGTTCTCCGCAGCCTACGGCGTCCCCATGCAGGAAATTACCAGCAACACCATCGATCCCTCCTCCTACCCAAACGAAGTGGCTTTCCTTCCAACCCTCATCGGCGCCTACACCGCGGCCATTCGATCGGCTCTCCAAACCGCCTATCCCGCCTGCCGTTTCGAGGTTCTTTACCCAACCGACGTGAACAATTACCCTCTCAACACCCTGATCAACTACCCGTCCACCGATTGGACTCCCGCAAATCTGACATGCCTCAAAACCGAAAGTTTCAGCTTTACCGGCAGCTATGATCTGGTCAGTTGCACCATGTCCATGAATACCAGCGCAGCCAAAGGCTTCCCCAATTCCCGACGCGCACATCTCATCGGTATCGGCGACGCTTGGAGCGCATGGCTCAAAGAAGCGGATATCGCGCAATCCCAAGGCCTCGAAACCGTCGTGCTTTTTGCTTTGGATCAATATTGCCTCATTGGCTATCCGCCGCCTCCGTTTGTGAACTCAACCAGCAGTTCGCGCCAAGGTTAA